GTTCTAGCCATTATGCGGGTTCCTCAATCGTATTTCCTTCTGCGACCCATTCTAAATATTCTATATAATCTGTATTATCTTCAACTACAGGGACAATCCATTCTTTTCCACTATCATTAATTTTTTTAATACAGGTGGTAGATTCTAGTTCTGTGATACCATCTATTGTTTTTTTATATCTCATCTTCATAACTCCGCTATAAATTCAACATAAGTGCTGGTATCATTATTTGCTCCAATTAATCCACTGTATGTATAAGCAGTAAATGGTGTTCCGCTAACATCATAATTTACATACCCACCCTGTGGAGCCAACTGACTGTCAGGAGATGATGTGATATTATTTCTAAATGTTCCAAATAAAACAGACAATGTTCCACCATAGCCTGTGGTTGGAGTAGTTCTCATTGTAGTTGGTAAATTAAACTGTGTGGTCATTCTTGAACTAGTAGCAGCAGTACCAAAACCAAACGTAGCATTAGCCGGATTAGGAGACGTTAATCTAGTATAATATCTCTGACAAGCCTCCAACTCTTGTCCATAAGTCTTATATTCAAATGGGGTATAAGCTGATCCAGCCTCCACTTGTACCTGTGCCAAATCAACATCATTGGAGGTTGAAGAATTAGGCCAGTAAAAGTTAAAACTAAATGCTGATCCACTTCCTATAGTTTTACCAGATATTGACGCTATAGCCACCGAAAATGTAACCTTTTGCCATGAACTTGTAAGAACGGCTGTTGTGCCGCCAGAAACTACATTTGCTGATCCACCACTGCCAAACTCCTGTATAGTTCTACAGGTTAATGTTTGAGTACCGGCAGTTGATTTAGCCCAAAAACTAACGGCTATAGTTTGACCAGCAAAAGTTCTTACGTCTTCAATCTTCTGCATAATTTCTGCATTGGCAGAACCAGCAGTAGTTATATCTGCCCTTAGAAAATAAGTAGGCTCGTAGGGTACATCTGTTTGACCAATAGTAAATGCTTGTCTAGATACGGTCATTGTGCAACCTGTGGCTGGTTTTACTTTCCATCTATCTGCGAAATACGCTTCAGCCGTTTGACTGGCAAATGAAGTTCCCCTCTGCCATACATCAAAGTTTCCGTTAATAATTCTATTTCTATTTGCAAGATATGCGCTATCTGCCAATTTAGCGGCAGTCACTGCATCATCAACAATTTTAGCAGTAGTTACTGCGTCAGCAGCGATGGTAAGTGCGGTTGCACCCGTAACATCGCCGGTATGTGTGGCATTGGTTACCTTTGCTGTATTAGCAGCGATATCAGTATTTATTGAGTTGGCTAATTTGGCATCAGTTACAGAATCATCTGCAATCTTAACAGTAGAAACAGCATCTGTAGCCAGTTGATCTGTATTAACAGAACCCTGCGCTGGGGTGATCGTGGTTCCAATATCGTTTATACCAACTACTTCAAGTTTGTCAGTAGAAACCAAAGCTGATGTTAAGGTAAGCGTAACTCCAGAGACTGAGTAAGCGTCCTCATGCTGTTTAACACCGTTAATCGTGACTATAAGGGACTGCTCATTGGGGGCTGTCCACGTCAACGTGTGTGTAGCAGATGTAGAACCAGTTACATCAAATACCCTGATGTCGCTCGGTTTGTTTGTAACTCTTCCTAAGTAGGACATTTGACCACCTATGTAATCAGAAGGACGGAAGCTACTGCATCAATACTGCTGTTAGCAGACGCCTTTGCATATAACTGCCTAGCTGTTGCTCCTGTAGCACTACACGTCAGGTTGATTGGTTTCTCTACTACCAGAGTACTTTGAGCGGGTACTTGCACCGCGTGAAGTATTTTAGCTTTCTCCGCTGGTGTACCTGCATTGTCGTACAGGCTCAAGTAAACATCCGCACTACTCGTACCGTCTTTGTTTGAAAAGTAAATAGCGTGAACCGTTTTCTCTCCAGCAGTGTCAGAATTAACTAACTGCTGGAAGCTGGTTGTCAACGCCAGTTCTTTTGTTTGAAAATCATTTGCCATTGTTTAGCCCCCCAAGGCTATAGCCATCGCTACTGCTGTCCCACCAGCATCTGCTGAAGAAGTTATTTGAATTTGCTCATTACCGCTCGGATTAAGAGTACTCAGACTTATTCCAGTACCCGCCGCAAGTTTTGCGCCTAAGTATCCCGGCGTGGTATCGTTAGAAGTCACCCCAACCTTTACGTCAGTATCAGAAGTAATTGCGTTCCATGCTGAACCATCGTAGTACTTCAGGGCATTCGCAGTAGTGTTGTATGCAAGATCGCCTTCGTCTAAAGAAGTTGTTGGATCAGCCGAAACAACCCTATACCTTTCAGCAAAACTATTAACTCCGGCAATATTAGTTGCCGTAGTATTTACGTTCGCAATATCGGTAGAAACGGTGTCCATCGCGGTTACGTTTGCGCCAGTACCCAACGTATTCATGTCGGTTACAACATCGGCAACAGCAAGGACGTTCATGTCGGTTACTACGTCTGCTGTACCAAGAATCCCCATGTCTGTAACTACAGCCGCAGTTCCAAGCAGATTCATATTAGTAACAGTCGTAGCCGATGCCAAAGTATTCATGTCACTGACTACATCTGCTGTGCCAAGTATGCCCATGTCGGTAATTACACCAGAGACACCCAGCAATCCAATTTCAGTAGCCTTACCAGCAACTGCCGTCACATCACTCGAAATTCCGGCAACAGTCGTTACGTTAGCCGCGATTCCACTAACAGTGTTAATGTGGCCTTGATCAGTTGATGTAGGCGTGGTTCTATTCCAAGTAGTACCACCCAAGTCATAGACCATCAACACATTGTTAGTCGTGTTCCAATATAAAGCCCCATCTAATAAAGTATTCCCATCATTATCAACGGTTGGATCGGAACTCTTGCTACCTAAATAACGGTCGTCAAATGCATCGTAACTCGCGGCGGCGGCGGTAGCTGAACTCGCAGAAGCAGTCGCGCTTGATGCGCTTGCTGTCGCACTTGACGCCGAAGCAGTTGCACTTGACGCAGATGCGGTCGCGCTTGTTGCGGAGGCATCGGCATTATATTTTGCAGAGTAGGATGAACCATCAACTGTCCCACTGGCTTGCATTGCCCAGTCTTTAGCTGAACCTGCCGCTACCGTAGTTCCTACGGCATATTCTTTTGCGGAATATTCTGCGGTGTCAACGTACCCACCTGTAGTCGTCGCCCACTCTTTTGACGCACCTTTAGAGGCTGTTGTGGTGACGCCTGTACCACCCACCGACCAAGCCTTAGAAGAGTGATCTGAAGTGGCTCCACTGACCCCACCATTTGTTTTCTGGGCGTAGTCTTTCGCAGACCCGCCCGTGGATGCTTGAGTGCCTTGTGCATATTCCTTCGCCGAAAAAGAGGTTCCATCAACATTGCCCGAAGTTTCAACAGCCCATTCCTTCGATGCACCCTTTGATGCGGTATCTGTTACTCCAGTACCGCCAACTGCCCACGCTTTGGATGAATGGTCTGATGTTGCACCGCTAACACCGCCATTAACCTTTACTGCGTAATCTTTTGCAGAACCGCCAGTAGATGCTTGTGTGCCAACTGCGTATTCCTTGGATGAGTAAAGGGTTCCATCTACTGTCCCAGATGTTTCAGTTGCCCACTCTTTAGACGCTCCCTTGCCAGCAGTATCAGTAACCCCTGTACCACCTATAGCGTAGGCTTTCGACGAGTAATCAGTTGAATCAACAATTCCATCCGTCTTTCTAGCCCAATCTCTAGCATCTGCGACATTAACCATCAACTCCCACTTAGCGGCGGCTAGATCAGTAGACCATGTACCAGAAGTGTGAGCGACAATGCATATATAGAGGTTATCTGTATTAGCACCTGCGGCACCATCAACCACAACATCGCGTAACGTATAAGCGGTGCTAGTAGCCCATGTTCCTTCCCAACTACCTACGCCAGCCTGTAGTTCTAATGCGCCTAAAGCATCAAAGCCGATTGCTTTAGTTGCTCTAGTCGCGGCATTTTCTGTAAATAGAAAATCAGTCTGCGGGCTTCCTTCATCTGGAAGTTTGATTGCCCTCTTGATGTTTTTTTGCGCTAAATCAAAAGCAGTAACCAATGCATCATAATCGGACTTAACAACGTCGCCTCTAGCGAGCGTTCCCTTTGTGTAAGAGCCTTGTCTTGTGTAATAGTCATTCGCCATTAGCGTCTGATCCTCCGTGGCGAGTAATGCACAGTAACACCTTGAAGTATGTGCGGTTGCTCATAAGTTGCTTCTGAGAGAATAAGAATTCCCATGTTTGTACCTACCCCATCAATATTCTCTTCCGATGTTGAAATAATTTGACCTGTCCATCTAAATGCATCCCAATTAGCAATATTCCAATAACCACCAGCACCTTCAATATTTAAGTCTCTGGTTCTAGCTTCTGGAACATTTGGATCGGAGAACGAATAAGAAGGTTGAAATTTGAGAGAAACGCTGGAGTCAGCAGATAACTCAAATTGAACCTTCCTGTAACGTTTGTCTCTTGTTGGTGTATCGTAATGGTAATAAGCTGTTCTTAGAATAGCTTCTATCTCACCACCATCAAAAGATGTTCCCTTATCCATCTGATATATATAACCATCGCTTGAACCAAAGAATACGATCTCATCGCCAAGAGCGTCTTCAGCAGAGCAAATGTTATATATAATTTTCCCTAAATCTACTCGAATGAAACCGGCTAATTTATTACCAGTAAATGTGGCATACACTCCTGTTCCATCATTAAAGAATAAACGGTATTGACCTTTAGCCCTTACACGAACAGAAGAAATAGACAAGCCTTTCTTTTCCTCGATAATCGGAGTTATCTTTTTGCTTATGGAATTCATAGCAAAGTCACCATAAGCGTTAACCGCAGAAAATGAAGTTACACCACGGTCATCGAGGAAAAGAGTTTCTGTGAGATTTTGAATAGTCCACTCTGCCGCACCAGAGTCGTTGGAGAATGTCTTTAAGTTCCAATCCGCTGTACTGGTTCCGTATAGTATATAAATACGGTTTCTATTGAAGATTGCCATTGCATCACCGGGCATAACCTTCATGCCAGTGATTTCATCACCAGTTCCAATTTCAGCCGCACCAGTAACCACAGACCAACCATATGGATCGCCTATGGAGGAGTGTTGTAATGAACCTTTAGCAAATGCAACAAAAAGGTGTTTCTTGTGAGAAGAAACATGACGCGGAGTATCAATGGTCATGCCGGTAAATATTGGAACAGCATAAGTTCCATCCCACTCAAAAGCGGTATTCATTCCATCTACCCAATACATCCTGTTGGTAGATGTAGAACCCCCAAAGTTATAGTTTACAAATTCATAGGTTCCATCTGGAACCAAAGCTATAGTAACTAAAGCGGAAGTTGAAACGGCTACAGTGGAAGAACTTACCTGTAAATTCTCTGCGTTTTGAAATGTTCCAGTAACCCCGGTAAGAACAAACAATCCTTCAGCATCTGATGACCCTGTGGTTCCAGTCCTAAGTACAACACGTCTAGCAACCCCAGTAGCACCAGACGTAGCACCGGTTATAGTGGCTCCTTCACTTACTGCGGCACTTCCAGTGTTGTACTTTATATACTTACCGAGATCAACAAGCGTCCATCCTGTTGAAGATGACTTATACATAGCGGTAGCAGTACCACCAGCATTATTTCTGAATGCGTAAGTAACACCGTTATAAACCCATACGCCACGAATGGCCCCAGAACCGGGGACAACGGTTATTTTTGATCTAGCCCTTTCAATAGCGGCTTGCGTATAAGTATCGTCTAAAGCATCACTCGTAGCACCCAATGCATTTTCAGCAGTCTTGACTACAGCAACTGTAGATGCGCTTACTTGTATATTCTCACCTACAGTAAAAGTTCCAGTAAGCAAAGCTACAGCCATATACCCAACTGCATCATTACCTGCATACGAACCACTCTCAACTACAGCATCAGCAATGAGTTCTGCTGTTGCACTAGAAGTTGCACCAGTAATTACATTTGTATCTACGGTAGCTGTAGTGCCAGCATTAAATTCTAGAATCCAGTAGAGGCTTTCAGAAGGCTTTACTTTTCCATCAAATCTCTCGAATCCATCTATCCTTCTATAACCGCCTTCAGGATACACTTCATAATTCTTTCCATATAGAAGCGTTCCCGCTGGTTGAGAAAGTGCTGGATCAGTCAGAACCTCTCCACCAGTAAAGGGAAAATACTTTGCCCTCATCGAAGATGAAGGAAATGAACTTCTCCCTATTAGTTCGCTATATATATTTGTCATACAGGTCGAATTACTTCATCTGTATCCACGACACCAAAGCGTCTAGCCCTCTGGCCGGGGAGTGATTGAGATTCCAACTTATCCAGCAAATCCTGATATTCAGCAGAAGACGCTAATAATATTTCTGGAGCCTCTTCTCTTTCAGCCCACATTGTTTTTGTTCTTGACACAATTATCCTGTGAAACTGAGGAGGTATTGCAGACACATCAGTGTTTGCCGCCAAGTCAGTTGGCGTCTTCCAGTAATCTGCCGTGATTGTGTAAGTTTTATCTGCTGTAGACTCTACAATGACATTTTCATCCGGTTGTATAACAAAAAACGTTGGAGTCTGATTGGTAGAGGTTCCCTGTCTGTAATCTGACCGCCACTCAACGTAAGACAATTCATCTAAACTGGTAGAATCATCTGAAGTGTAATCAAGATAAAAAGACCTTTTATCCCAATTGCTCAGATCAGTAGGTTTACCTAAAGCCGGGGCGCGATTACCAACAGTAACAGTAGAGGAATACTGGCCCCATAAGAAATTCCAATCATGCCAAAGACTCTGGATTTGATGATCTGCGGCAATTACAAAATCAACGATAACTTTCAACTGTCCTTCTTGACCAATAACAGTTGTGGGGCCAGTCCCCGATATTCCGACTTCCTGTCTAACCGTTTGACAGAGTTCCAGAAATGTCATACTTCAATTTCCTATGATGTGAGATAGCTAATACTACGTCTTCTGGGTCTATTTTCGCGGCGCACATTGCGCCACCCGTTTCTTTGTCTCTATTGCAATTCTTGAAACCAAAATGCATCTGATGACATGGATAACAAGAAACTCCTTCTACACACAAAGAAGTAGTATTAACCCAGTGCTTTGTTAAATTTTCATGTGATGAGTGACTCAAAAGACATACTTTTGCCACATCATCAGAACTTACAGCATTTAATACACCCGTCTCTGGGCCAAGCACTAAATCAGCCTGTTGGGCAAATGCTACAGTTCTTCTTATATTCCATCGACCACTACGAAGAAATACTTTTGGTTCTTTCTCCCAACCGGCCTCAAGAATCTTACATACCTCATCCCCGACCATAACTATACGGGTCGCAGGTAATCTTGTTAGTAACTTTGCAATAACGCTATCCATATATGGATACGCCTTATGCACAGATGATCCAGAAAGAGTTATTACAACAACATAGTGATGAGGTGATATCTTCATCTTCTTGAGTTGTTGTCTAGCCCATTTCCTTTCGGAACTGGTAGGGTAAAACTTAGTCTTAAACACTGAACCAACTTCAGCTTTACTGTGAAGTACTTCAGAGTAATTCTTATTTAACTGAGCATGTCTTTCTTCATGTGGGGCGGTATAAATATCTTGCCCCTCCAAGCAAAGAAGACCCTGCTCTATAATGCCACCAAGATTAGTAAACTGACCAAAAAGCGGGGCTAAACGCTTCCAATACGGGCCTAGTTCTGAGTTAGGAACTTGGTCTGTTTTCTGAATAAGAAGTTCATCAATGTTGGGGTCATTCCTAAGTATCTCGTAACCCCTTTCCGTAACGTTGACACATACTCTCATCCCCTTCTTTTTTATAAGAGGAAAGATGGAACTGATTTGCAATGCATCACCAAATCCACCATATCTGATTAAACAAGCTGTGTCTTTTCTTATTCCGCCAAGATCATTATCTGTTAACTCACCCCAAGGTTTTCTTGGGATAACGATTTCTCTCATCAAATTGGTTATAGCGTATCTGCGACTGTGATAGGATCAATCTCTACTGACGCCGAAGCATTAGGATCAACACCACGCCTACATATGCGAGTAGATGCATCCCAATACCAACCAGACTTTGAATTACATTGAGATTTGGTAATGCCAGTTAATGTATCTTTGTCGTCTGGTTGGAATGACC